AATTATTATAATATTATTATAAATATATTATAAAGTTTTATAATACTATAATAAAAATGATGAGGAATTATGGATAGACAATATGATAAAATAGTAGATGAGTATTATGATAATGCTCCATTAATAGATACAGATAATTTTAGTGAAGAGGTTTATGGTTATGAAGAGTGAAGAAAAGTTTCAAGAGTTTTGTAAAAAAATGTATTTTGAAAATCAAAAAGAACGAAGAGACTATGGTGAAAAACAATACAAAGATTTTGATATGTATTATAAATTTAATGAAAAGTTTTTAAGAGATTACTACAACAACAAAGAGGTTAAATAGTGGCAGTAAAGAGACAGGCAACATTACATATATCTACGACAGGTAGTCGTGGTAAAAAAACTAGCCAAGGCAACACAAGAAATATTGGTATGAGTACCATGAACAAACACAAGCGTAGAAGTTTTAAAAAATATAGAGGACAAGGCAGATGAGTAGCCCAGACCCAGAAGATTTAACAATAGATAACGCTTATAAAACTAGGTGGATATGGTATCATACTATCCTAGCATTAGAGTTATTGATTGTTAATGTTACACTAATAGGAATTTTAGTTTTGTTAGGAGTAAAACTATGAACATATTTTATTTTTATGATGACCCTAATTTATCAGCACAAGCACAACCAGACAAGATGCTAGTCAAGATGCCACTTGAAACAGCACAGATGTTATGTACTGCACACCGAGAGTTAGACGGAGATGAGTACGCTGATGAAGTAGGACTTTACAAACGAGCCTATTGGAATCACCCTTGTACAGTATGGGCAAGAGAATCTAGTGAAAATTATAAATGGTTGTATCAACATTTTTTAGCATTAGGTACTGAGTATAAATTTAGATATGGTAAAATTCATGCTAGTATAACTAAACTTGCTTTACCTTTGTATGCTACACCTAATAATATAAAAATAAATTACATGACACCACTAGCACAGGCTATGCCTGATGAGTACAAACATACTGACCCTATCGTTGCCTATCGTAGATATGTTATCAATGAAAAGCACTATGCAAAGTGGGAGAAAGGTAGACCAATGCCTAACTGGTGGACAAAAGAATATGAAAAAGAACTTGCAATTCAAAGTTAATTGTGGTATCATCATAAAAATTATAAGAGGTAGAGTATGTTAGATAGAATATTAATGGGATTGTTATTTGCTTTTATTATAACTATAGGCTTATCAGCTTTAACAGTACAGCATAAAAAAATTCAAGAGCTTGATAAAGATTTAGTATTTATATTAGATTCAATAAAGAATAATAGAACAGAATAAAACACTTGCAATTTAAATTTACTTATGGTATAATGCAGGTCTTATGTGTGATACAGTTGCCCTCATATTTAACCCTTCCTAACTGTAACACTTGATTGCAAAGTCAAACGAGTAAGAGGTCTTGTACATTAAAACCTCACACCTATCAAATATGTTCTACACTTACAACAAACAACTAGACAAAACTTTCCAATGGTCTTGGAAGAAGTCGTGTCAAGATAAACAGTATTGGAAAACTTGGATACAAAAGAAAAGTGATATACAATTAATAGATGTTCCAAAAGAACATAAACAAATAGTATTAGATGAGATGTGGGAAGATATGCAAGAAGAAATAAAAGCAACAAAAGAATTAATTAATAAACAGCGAAGAGAAAAAAGAGTTGCAATTAATAATTAGATGTGGTATAATGCTACAACATTTCGATTAACTATATATTAAAGAGAGGAAAAATATGAAATACGAATATGTAAAAGGAAAAGCTATGTGGGCTAATATCAGCACACCTAACACTAGGTTTGAGCCGCACAAGTATGGTATAACAGTACTGACTGATGCTGATACAGCTTCTAAGCTAGAAGCACAAGGACTATCTCAAGTAAGAGATAAAACTGGACAACCTAAGTATGAAGAACCTGCTTTCTCATTCACTAGAAAGGTAGAGAAGTATGACGGAACAATTAATTCCGCACCTAGACTAGTTGATTCAGAAGAGCTAGACTTAGATGTAAACATTGGTAATGGCTCTGAGGTTATCGTAAAGATTAAACCTTATGACGGAAAGTATGGTACATTTGCAGAGCTAATGGGTGTTAAAGTTACTAGCTTAGTAGAATACACCGAAGGTGAATCAGGTAACGAGGAGTTTTAATATGATTATTACAATTAAAAATGATGCAGGAGAAACATCTTATGATGTGAATAACATTGAAGATACTACGAAGCAGAGTGAAGCTAGAGTTATTATTCAGAAAGTTGGTACGTTAGAAGTTATGACAGAAGCATTGAGCTTTACCATAGCTACACACAGGGCTAACCTAGAAAAGCTTTTAGCTGATTCAAAAGAAGCTATTGTAGAAACAGAAGAGGTATCAGAAGATACCGAAGAGTAACTTAATTAATGAGGGCAAACATGACAACTACTTGGAATAAAGTGCATCAACCCTGTCCGTTATGTGACAGTACAGATGCAGTCGGAGTGAATGAAGACGGCTCGGCTAAATGTTTTAGCTGTGATTCATTCATGCCTAATTACAAAGATTCATGCGAAGGAAAAAATATGGAAACAAAACAACAAACAAGCACAGCGTTTAAACAACCTGACAATATTGAAGTAGGTTCTTTTTCAGCTTTGACTGATAGAAGAATTACTAAAAATACTGCACAGAAGTACGGAGTAAAAGTTGTTCACGACTTACAAGGGAATGTAATCAAACACATGTATCCGTTCTATAACGGACATGAAGTATCAGCTACTAAGACAAGGAGTGTCAGAGATAAACTATTCTTTTGGAATGGTACTAAAGCAGAGACTGGATTGTTTGGTCAACAGCTTTTCAAAGGTGGTAAGTATATTACTATTACCGAAGGAGAGTGTGATGCTATGTCAGCTTACGAACTACTCGGTAGTAAGTGGGCAGTTGTATCTATTAAGAGTGGTGCGGCTGGAGCAGTCAAAGATATTAAAGAAAGTTTAGAATTCTTTGATGACTTTGAAAATATTATCATTGCCTTTGATAACGATAAGGCAGGTAAAGAAGCCTCACAGAAAGTAGCAAGACTGTTTAAACCTAGTAAGGCTAGGATACTTTCACTACCTAATGGGTGGAAAGACCCTAACGATATGCTTAGAAACAACAAGCACAAAGAGTTTGTTGAAGCGTGGTGGGCATCAAAAGTTTACACACCTTCTGGTGTTATAAATGTCTCTGAACAGAGAGATAAGTTTCATGCTAGAGAAAAGAAAACTAGCATACCTTATCCATGGGAAGGACTTAATGAAAAACTTTATGGTCTTAGACAAGGAGAACTTGTAACTCTTACAGGTGGTACTGGACTAGGTAAGTCTTCTGTTACTAGAGAACTTGAACATCACCTTATTAAAAACACAACAGATAATGTTGGAGTGATTGCTCTTGAAGAAGATTGGAGAAGAACCATTGACGGTATCTTATCTATTGAAGCTAACGCTAGACTTTACATAGACCAAGAACGAGAGAACTTTAGTAAAGAAGAACTAGATAAATTCTTTGATGTTCTTTATGACGGAGATAATAAGAACAGAGTATGGGTACATTCTCACTTTGGTACAAATGATATTGATGATATCTTTTCTAAATTAAGATACATGATTATTGGTTGTGAATGCAAGTGGGTAGTGGTAGACCATTTACATATGTTAGTTAGTGCTGTCCATGAAGGCGATGAACGAAGAGCTATTGACATGATTATGACAAGGCTTAGAAGTTTGGTTGAAGAAACTGGAGCAGGTATTGTTTTAGTCTCTCACCTCCGTAGAGTTGACGGTAATAAAGGACACGAGAATGGTATTGAAGTATCGTTATCACATCTAAGAGGCTCAAATAGTATTGGACAATTATCAGATTGTGTGATAGCATTAGAAAGAAATCAACAGTCAGATGATATTGATGAAGCTAGAACTACTAAGATGAGAGTACTTAAGTCTAGGTATACTGGAGATGTAGGACTTGCTTCGCATTTACTTTATGATAAAGATACTGGTAGGTTAGCAGAAGTTGACATATCAGATATTAATGTTGATGAAAAAGACCAAGGATTTTAATTATGGATTTAGTATTTGATATAGAAACAGATGACTTAAAAGCTACTAAAGTTTGGTGCATCGTTGCTCAAGATGTAGACACTAAAGAAGTATTTAAGTTTACTCCAGATAAGTTAGACGAAGGTGTAAGACTATTACAATCAGCAGATAAACTTATTGGTCACAACATTATAGGCTTTGATGTGCCTATGATAAAAAAGTTTTTTGATGTAGATTTATTTAAAGGTAAAGATATATTAGACACACTTGTTTTATCTAGGCTATTCAATCCTACTCGTGAAGGTGGACATTCATTAGAGAAGTGGGGATTCAGACTAGGCTTTAACAAGATTAACTTTGAAGACTACTTAAATTATTCTGATGACATGCTGAACTATTGTGTTAGAGATGTAGAACTAAATACAAAAGTTTTCTTTGAGCTAAGAAAAGAAGCTAAAGGATTCTCAAAAGAATCAGTACAGTTAGAACATGGCATTGCTCATGTTATGAAGAAGCAAGAATCAAACGGTTTCAAGTTTGACATGAGACATGCTCACTTACTTCTATCAGAACTTAGAGAAAGAAAACAAAGTATAGAAGATGAAGTACATACTACATTTAAACCTAAGTGGGTTGATGAAAAGTTAGTCACACCTTACATAAAGAAAGACGGTGTTCTTTCTAAGAGAGGAATGACTGATGATGAATACCAAAGATGTTTAAACACTTCTAACTATAATCCATTTATGAGAAAAACTTTACAAGAGTTTAATCTTGGTAGTCGTAAACAGATTGGAGAATACTTAACAGACTTTGGTTGGAAGCCAGATAGATTTACTCCTACTGGACAACCTATCGTAGATGAGAAAACTTTATCACAGATAACTCACATACATGAAGCTAACCTTATTGCTAAGTTTCTTTTACTACAAAAGAGAATAGCACAGGTTGAATCATGGGTAGAAGCAGTTGAAGAAGATGAACGAGTGCATGGTTTTGTGATACCTAATGGTGCAATCACTGGTCGTATGACACACAGAAGTCCTAATATGGCACAAGTACCTAGCGTTAATAGCGAGTATGGTGATGAGTGTCGTGCTTGTTGGACAGTAGAAGAAGGCTACAAACTAGTAGGTGTTGATGCTAGTGGACTAGAAATTAGAATGTTAGCACACTATATGAATGACGAGGAATTTATAAATGAAATCATTAACGGAGATATACACACCTTTAATCAAAAACTTGCAGGACTTGAATCTAGAAATCAGGCAAAGACATTCATCTATGCCCTCATGTACGGAGCAGGAGATGAAAAACTTGGGAGTGTGGTTGAAGGAACTACAGCAGACGGTAGAAGAGCTAGAGAACATTTCTTTGATAATAAACCTTCATTTAAATCTCTTACAACAAGGGTACAAAGAGCAGCTCATAAAAAATTCCTTAAAGGATTAGACGGTAGGAAGTTATATATTAGAAATAATCATGCAGCTTTGAATACTTTGTTACAAGGAGCAGGTGCTATCGTAATGAAACAAGCATTAGTTGATTTAGATGATAAGTTAAAACTTAATACTATAGATTATAAATTTGTTGCTAACATACATGATGAGTGGCAGATTGAAGTTAGAGAGTCTCAGGCAGAAGTTGTCGGTATGATGGCAGTTGACTCTATAATAAAAGCCGGAGAGCATTTTAATCTTCGCTGTCCTTTAGACGGTGAATACAAAGTTGGAGGAAACTGGAGTGAAACACATTAAACTAAATGATAGTAGTAGAAAAGGAGATATGGCAGAGTATTATGCAGTAACTTGGTTATGGGATAATGGTTATGAAGTATTTCGTAATGCAGGATGTACAGGTATGGCTGATTTAATTGCTCTTAAAAATGGAGAAACTACTTTAATAGATGTAAAAACTGCACAACCACAATTACATAAAAAAATTGGAAACAATTTTACTAAATGTGGAAGTAGAACTAATGAACAAATAAAAGCAGGTGTCCAGTTATTACAGTTTAATCCAGAAGATAGAAGTTTATACTTTACAAAACATAAAGACAAAAATTATGACAATTAAAAAAGAACTTGACAAGAAACCTAAAGACGAGTATAATAAATTTACAGCCGAGTCTGGACATTGGTATACTAGAGAAGGTGAACCTATGTATACTATCATAGGTGCTAACGGTAAAGAAAGAAACACTACTCTTAGAGATGCCAAGAAAGAAGGACTAGTACCGTCAGTAACTACTGTAATAGGTATGATAGCCAAGCCTTCTTTAGAGAATTGGAAGATAGACCAAGCTTTAAATTCTGCTTTAACTTTAGAAAGGAAAGAAGGAGAATCATTCCAATCTTTTACTTACAGATGTAAAGAAGATTCTAAAAAGATTGGTAAGGAAGCTGCAAAAGAAGGTACTAAAATCCATGCTCTTATCGAGAGTGGTTTCTTAGGAGAAGCAGATAACAAAACCTATCGTCTAATTAAAAAATATTTAGATGAAACATTTCCTAATGAAGAATGGATTGCTGAAGATTCTTTCTGTGCTAAATCCGGTTATGGTGGTAAGATAGATTTATATTCTAAGTCAGGAATATTTATAGACTTTAAAACTAAAGATAACTTAGAGGGCAAAGACCCTGCTAAATTAGTTTATGATGAACATGGTATGCAACTGTCGGCTTATGCACAAGGTTGTGGCTATGATGATGTAGAAAGAGTATCTATATTTGTTGACCGAAAAGATAACGAGCTTATCTGTTGTCATGTTTGGGATAAAGAATCTCACAAAAAACATGTTGAAATGTTTAACAGTATATTAAATTACTGGAAGCTAGTAAAAAATTACGACTCATCTTTAATAAATTAAAATATTATGAATGGAAAAAAATCAAGACAGCTTAGAAAAAAATCTAAACAATTAATGATTGAATGGTTGCGAAGTATGACTCCAGAAGGAGAAGATAAAGAAAGAATAAATGAAAAAAACTTACACGAATTTTTACCAGAGCAAACACATATATTCGCTAACAATAAATTTATGGTTAGTGCCTACACTTTACGGTGGTTCTATAAACATGTAAAGAAAAACCCTAGCATTAAATTAGAGGAGTTAGTAAATGCCTCGTAGAAAACCTAGGAAACCTAGACCTAAAAAAGAAGCACACATACCTAGAGGTTATGATAGTCATTGGGAGTACGAACTTCATCAAAGATTATTTTCTGATTGGAGACATCATTGGGAAACAATAGATTATGTTATTAAACATAAATACGAACCAGACTTTGTTCGTAAGTTTGATGATGAAAAAGTTATTCTTATAGAAGCTAAAGGTAGATTCTGGGATTTTCCAGAGTACAGTAAGTACATACATATAAAGAAAGCTTTACCAGAACATATAGAATTAGTTTTCTTTTTTCAAAAACCTTTTGCCCCCATGCCGGGAGCTAAGATAAGGAAAGATAAAACAAAAAGAACACATGCTGAATGGGCAGAAGCTAATGACTTCCGCTGGTTTAGTGAAGATAAATTACCAGAAAAGGATTGGATAAATGAACAATTTTAAAACTATAGGAGACTTACTTAATAATGATGTAGTAAATAGTCCTAGACATTATAACCAAGGAGGTATAGAATGTATAGATTCTATACGAGCTATGTTAAACAAAGAAGAATTTATTGGCTACTTACGAGGTAACTCTCACAAG